AAGAAAATACAAAACACCAAGTAGAACATCGCCTAAAGGCGGAAAGCGAGGCTGTCTATGTAAAGATGGCACATACAACTCAAAGTGCTGTGATGGCTCACTAGAAGCGCAGGGAATAGGGGTAACTAAAGGCGGCAGTATAGCTAACATTAACGGTGTGTCTAGGACAAATTAATAAAAAAACTTTACCACTTTGCTTTTTTGTCGTTTATAGTAATAGACGCATATATATGAAAGCAACAGAAATGGTAGACAAAATCAAAGACCTGCTTGGCATTGAACTTTCTAGCCAAGATGTTGAGGCAGTTGAACTGGCTCAATCCACACTTGAAAACGGTACAGTAATAGAATATGAAAGCATGGAAGCAGGGTCTCCTGTTTTTATTGTATCAGAAGACGAAAAAATAGCCCTTCCCGCAGGAGAGTACACTTTAGAAGATGGAAAAATTTTAGTAGTTATTGATGAGGGAGAAATCTCTGAAATCAAAGAAGCTACGGAAGAAAAAGAGGAAGCAGAAGAAGAAGTAGAAGCTGCTGACCACAAAGAAGAAGAAGAAATGCAATACGTAAAAAAAGAAGAGTTTCAGGCAGCTGTAGATGAAATCAAAGCAATGATTGAGGACTTGAAAAAGCACAAAGAAGACATGAGTGTTTTGCAAGCTGATATGGAAAAGCAGAACGAAACCAAAGAAAAAGAGGAATTGGCAAAAATAGAAGTAGAAGCCGAGCCTGTGTATCACAGCCCTGAAAAAACAAAAAAACCAGTCTTAAATTTATCACAAAACAGACCACTAACAACACAAGACATAGTATTCAAAAAATTATATTCATAATCTAAAAAATGGCAACAACAACAAATATAACAACAACCTACGCAGGAGAAGCAGCAGCCAGATATATATCAGCAGCCCTTACCTCTGGTGTAACACTTAACAACGGCTCTATCACAATTGAGCCAAACGTACGATACAAAAAAGTACTACGCACACTTGACACAAACGCTGTAGTCGCAGATGCAACTTGTGATTTCACTCCTACATCAACAGTAACATACGGAGAGCAAGTACTTGAGCCTAAAGAATTGCAAGTAAACCTGCAACTTTGCAAAAAAGATTTTGCAGACACTTGGGAGGCTTTAGACATGGGCTTTTCAGCACACCTTGAAACACCAAGCTCACTCGCTGAATATGTACTTGGCTATGTAGCAGGCAAAATTGCTGAAAGCGTAGAGCTTAACTTGTGGAGTGGAGACGACAGCGCATCATCAGGCAACAACCTATTTGAAGGCTTTGAGCAGCGTATTACTTCATCTGCCCTTGCAGGTGTTGGTGCTACTACAATCACTTCATCAAACGTTATCACATTCCTAGGCAAAGTTGTAGACAATATCCCTTCCACAGTTTACGGAAAAGAAGATTTGAAACTTTGGTTGCCAAACAACGTATTCCAGAGTTATGTAAGAGCGTTAGGAGGCTTTGCAGCCGCAGGCGTAGGTGCAAATGGTTTCGACAACAAAGGGTCGCAGTTCTACACAATGGGTCAAGGCTTAACGTTTGAAGGCATCCCAGTACTACGTTCGCCTGGTATGTCAGCAAACAGAGCAATCGCAGCACAGACTTCTAATTTGTTCTTTGGAACTGGTATTCTTAATGATGACCTCAACGAGGTTAAATTGATTGACACAAGCGAGACTTTAGGAGACCAAAATCTTCGTATCGTCGCACGTTTCACAGCAGGAACTCAAGTAGGAACTGTTGCAGATGCTAAACACTTTACACCTGCATCATAAATGGCTTGTAGTCTAACAACAGGGAGAGGCATCGGCTGCAAGGCTAACGTAGGAGGACTTCAAAATGTATATTTTGGAGACCCTGCGGAGTTTACGCCTGCCTCTGTAACCTTCGACAACGCAACAGGCGAAATTGAAAATACTGGCATGGCTACGGGGAACGCAAGTATATTCAAGTTTGCTTTGAAAGGTGCAAACTCGTTCACAACCACGATAACGGGATCAGACGAGAATGGAACTATTTTCACAGAACAAAGTCTTGCAATTACATTGCAGACAATGGATCATGCAACCCTAAAAGAGATAAAACTTTTAGCACATAGCAGACCGAAGATTTTTGTTGAAGATAGAAACGGACATCTATTGATGCTTGGTTTAGAGAATGGAATGACTTTAACAACAGGAACAATAGTGTCAGGAGATGCAATGGGAGACCTCTCAGGCTACACATTAGAATTTAGCGGTCAAGAAAAGATCGGTGTAATTCATGTAGAGGGAGGTATTACAAACGCAAGTTTTGTAGCTGGTCTAGCGACTACTTCAATCACACCTGCATCAAGTAACGAATAAAAATAGTTTTTTTCATTGTTTTTTTAATTTGGAGGAGGGCGGTCTAACAATCGCCCTTTTCTTGTTTATATGATAGTAATAACACCGACAACAGGAAGCCAGACGATAAAGTTTGTGATGCACGACTTCACAACAAATCCCTTAATTCTGCTCTTTAGAGATACTGCAAAAAACAAAAATCTATTGGTAATTGAGGGTACTTCTGTTGTTTCTAAAAACTCCTATTACAATGAACTCACAGCAAACTTTACTTCTGCGCCTATAGAGGGCAGAACTTACGAGATGCTTATAGCTTTAGCCTCTGACAATATAGTGTTTCACAAGGAAACTTTATTCTGTACTGCCCAAACTGTTGAGAACTATACGATCAACAATGGGGTTTATAACATGAAAAACGACTACGCTGCTGACGCAGACAACGAATTTGCTTACTATGAATAACACACACCTCATTCAGTTAGGACAATATGAAATGCCAAAGGCTGTAGAAAGCCGCACAAATGACTATGTGGGGTATGGCGATGACAATAACTACTATGAGTATCTGATCAACACATACATCGAAAGCCCTACACATCACTCCATTGTCAATGGTGTTGTGAACATGGTATATGGAAAAGGGCTTGACGCTACCAACAGCAGTCGCATGCCTGATGAGTATGCGCAGATGCAAAAGATATTTAGACCTGACGAGCTTCGTCGGGTTGTGCAGGATTTAAAGCTCTTGGGCGAGGGTGCTTTCCAGATTTTCTACAAAGGCAACAAGGTTGTGCAGGCTAAACACTTTCCACGACAAACACTACGCCCTGAAAAGGCAAATGAAAAGGGAGACGTTGAAGCATATTACTACTCTCACGACTGGTCAAAGCATAGAAAAAGGGATAAGCTGACACGCATGCCTGTCTTTGTAAACGATGGAAAACCAAAGACACAAAATGAAATACTTATAGTAAGGCGTTATGTTACCGGCTATCACTACGTTAGCCCTCCTGATTATGTCGGTGCAATTGGTTATGCTACCCTTGAGTCAGAAATCAGCGACTACCTAATAAACGACGTGCAATGCGGTTTTTCAGGCACAAAAATAATCAACTTCAACAACGGTGTTCCTGACAGAGAGAAGCAGCTTGAAGTTAAGAGTGATGTTATGCAAAAGCTAACAGGCAGCAAAGGCGAAAAGGTGCTAATATCTTTTAACAGCACACCTGAAGCCAAAACGACAATTGATGACATTCCGCTAAACGATGCGCCTGCACATTACCAGTATCTATCAGACGAGTGCGCTAGAAAGCTAATGATAGGACACAGAATTACGTCTCCGCTGCTTTTAGGCATACGTGATGGCAACAACTCGCTAGGCTCAAATGCTGACGAGATTAAGCACTCCTTTCAATTATTTGAAAATGTAGTCATAAAGCCATATCAGCATCTTCTGACAGATGCCATAGACAGCATACTTTCAGTAAATGACATATCGCTAAATACGTATTTTAAAACCCTTGAGCCAATCGAATTTCAAGACAAAGGGCAGATTATATCAAAAGAGGGAAGAGAAGAGGAAACAGGCATTAAAATGAGCGAGGAGATGACCTGCTGCTCTAAAGACGAAGCATTTACTGACGAGCATGGCGATATACTCTTCGAGGGCTTAAAAGGAGAGATTGTAAATGATGACTGGGAGGTTGTAGAAGAACGTGATTACAGCGAGGAAAACGAGGTGTTTGAGCAGTGGGCTGACAGCGATAAGAAAGGCGAGCAAAAGCTGTATCAAGTGGCATCACAACCAAGCGGTTTCAGTTACCTTGACAAGTCCAAATACAAAGTTCGCTACAAGTACGCAGTTGGCTCACGCAAGGCTAAAAAAGCAGGAAACACATCAAGAAAATTTTGCAGCGATATGATGGCAGCATCACGTGCAGGGGTAGTGTATCGCTTGGAAGATATTGACAGAGCATCTAGAGACCTAAATTTTAAAGCAGCAGAGCTGCCTATGCACAACAATCAGAAATTTGATTTGTTTAAGCACAAAGGCGGAATTTACTGCCGCCATGTATGGAGAGAAGTACTCTACAAGCTAAAGGTAGGAAAGGAAGTGTCAGAGGACATCACAGACTACAAAAAAGCGAAAGAGATCCCTGCTTCATACAAACCAAATCCGAGAGGCTCAAAGCAGTCTAAAGTCGCACCCATAAACACGCCAACAAAAGGCGCATACCCTTCATAATATGGCACAAGCACTATTTATCAGACCAATGGATGT